ACAGGAGTATAACGCCAGGTGCGCTATGATAATTAAGTTTCCCGCGCCAGCCGTCACACCAGCAAAAGTTATAAAGGTAAACGAAAAGATCTTTATAATTAAAACTGGTGAATAATGAGCATATCGCAAAAAGTTGACATACCAGGTAAAGCAAATCATAATAAATCTTATGCTGAAGCGGTAGAGTCGCTACAGTTATCAGAAAATCCAATTCCACAATATATACCAGTTGCAGGTCCACAAGGCCCACAGGGACCACAAGGAGCAAGAGGTGCCGATGGACCCAAAGGCGACAAAGGTGAAAAGGGAGAGAGGGGTTTAAAGGGTGATAAAGGTGATCCTGGGGAAAGCGGTAAGGATGGTAAAGATGCAATTCCACCATCTGGACAACTACCTGGTTGGGCATCATATATAAATAAAGATAAAGTTTATAAGGTTATTGGTTTATCTAGAGGGAATGATGGATGGTCTCAAATAATAATAGATAAACCAAATATTTTAATAAATAAAGATTTTTTACCAAAAACATCTGTTGATTTATGGAATGCAGAAAGCCAAAGATTAAATTTTAAAAGATTAAAGGTTGGTGCAAGGGTAGCAATAACTTATGATTTTAGCGTTATAACATATAATAATAATACAGAGATTTGGATAAGAACAGTATTTCCAGAATCTAATATTTCTTATACCCAGTTTGTTGCAAACTTAAAATATCAATATTCTTATGACTTTTCAGTAACACAGCACATTTATTTAAATACTGAAAAAATGATATCTGAGGCTCCTTTGGCAGAAGTAAGGTCAGACTTTGATTCTGAATTTTTAATTAAATCTATTACGGTGCACGTCTCTTAATGGTATAATAAAGTCATGGCATTTCCAGGTACATATAATTTTGATTACTATCGTGGTGACACATTTAGATTTGTAGTTTCTCCAAAAGATTCTACAGGAACAGCATTTTATCTTTCACCTTACAAAGCAACTGGAAGAGATGCAATTTTTACAATAGCAGATGCAAGAGGAAGCGATAGAAGTTTAGTTTTAACTTCTAATGGTTCTTCAGATTTAGAATCTACAATTGATACATCAAATAACACCATTACATGTACAATAACTCCAGCAGGCGGTAGAGAACTAGAAGGTGGAGAAACATATTATTATGATGTTGAAATTTATAATGGTGGAGCGCTTAGATATACTTTGCTAACTGGAACAATTACTGTTCAAGATGATGTTACTGGAGCAGTCTAATGCCAGAAGTAGTTGTTGTTGATCCAGAACTATCAGTTTATGGTCCAGTTGAAGAAATTACAGTTTCAGTTGATATTGGACAAACTGGAACAAGAGGAAGTAAGCAGTTTGTTGGTGCTGGTTTGCCAGGAGCATTAACAGTACCAGAAACTCCATTATCAAATGATATGTACTTAGATATTTCTAATGGAGACATGTATCAATATATTGATTCTGTTTGGGAACAAGTTGGAAACATTGCTCCTATATTTTATAACGTAAATGAAACAGTAACTTTTATTTCTGGCAATGCAAACTTTACATATGATATTGAAGATATGTTTGGAATTACTTCAACAACAAAGGCTTTTATAATTCAACATAATATTATAGGAACTACAAATGTTATTGCATCTGTTATAACAGAGCCAATACTAACAGGCACAGAATTGGATTTTTCAATTAAGGCTAAATCTTTAAGCGGAACTACCTGGTCAAATCTATCAGGTGATTATGATGTAATGATTTCTATCAGTCTTGGAGAAGATAATACCTCATCTGCTTCATAGAATAACTATGTTATAATATTTGTATTATGGCAGCCACAAACATTGGTAGTAATATATTTCCAGAAGCAAAAATTCCAGCAATGGCAGATCCAGCCGACATTCAGGTTGCATTAAAATACTATCATTGGGGTCAAGCAACAGAACCAGAAGGAAATCCTACTTCAGGCATCTCTAAATATCTATATGAACTTGATGGAAGAATAGATACGCTTGAAACAGATATTGATAATGTTGTTTTAACATCTGTGGTTGATGCTAAGGGTGATTTAATTGTTGGAACCGCAGATAACACTGTTGATAATTTAGCAAGAGGCAGCGATGGTCACTATCTTGTTGCAGATCAAACACAACAAATGGGATTAAAATGGCAAGCACTACCATCAGCAACAACATCTGTTTCAGGAATTGTTCAACTCAGTGATTCAACATCTACAACATCTAGCGTTCTTGCAGCAACTCCAACTGCAGTAAAAACAGTAGCAGATAATTCTTTGGCAAAAACAAAAGGAATAATTACTTCACCATTTGAAAGAATGAATGTTTCTGCAACAGCAGCAAGTTCAACTATAAATATAAATATTAATACTTCATCTGTTTGGTACTATACAACAAGTGCCACTGGAAATTTTGCAATAAATATTAGAGGAGATGCAAGCACAACTCTTGATTCTATTATGACAACTGGAGACTCTATTACAGTTGTGTTTTTAAATACTAATGGAGCAAGCGCATATTATAATACTTCAGTGCAAATAGATGGAACAGCATCTGGTGTAACAACAAAATGGCAAGGAGGCACAGCACCTTCTTCTGGAAATGCAACTTCTATAGATGCCTATGCGTATAATATAATTAAAACCGCTAGTGCAACATTTACAGTGCTGGCATCCCAGACAAGATTTGCTTAAAATCAAATGCCAATATTATCTTCAATAGCGGGGGCAGCAGCAAAAGCATATGGCCTAATGTCAAATGCATTACGATTAATAACTGATAACTTTAATAGAGCAAATGGATCTTTAGGAACAACAAATACTGGACAGTCTTGGAATGCAATAAGAGGAACATGGTCAATATCTTCAAATAAAGCAACATCATCAGATGCTGCAAGCACTTATCCAATGGCAACGGTAGATATTAATTCACAAAATGTTATTGTTTCAGCAGATATAACTGATGGTGGGCCAGGACTAGCATTTTGGATAACTGATGCAAATTCATGGTGGGCAAGTGCTGCAAATTATAGATCTGTATATACATCTAGTGGCTATTATGCTAATAGTTATTCAGCAACTTACTATACTGGCAGCCTTGTTCAAACTGGCACAAACTCTTATTGTTCTGGAGATGGATGTAGTGCTTGTAGTTTTTTAACTATCTATAATGGTGTTTGTACAGATGGAGAGACTGGAAATCCTTGTCCAAACTGTACTTTAGTAAGCGAGCCAATTTATTCTTGCACTGGACCAGGAGGTAATGCATATTCTGGTGGAGGAAACTGTGGAACTCAAGTTTCAGGAGGTTTATGTAACCAAAGTCCAGGTGGAGCAGGTGGAGCATGTAATTTTGTAGATACAAGTTATAACACATATTATACAGAACTAAAATTATATAAAAATATTTCTGGAACAATTTCAACAGTTGCGACACAGCAATTAAATAGTAATACTTCTGCATATTCTAAAGTTAATTCAATAAAGGTTGTAACTTCTGGTGATTCAATAACAGTTTCTGGATATTCAAATGTTGGACTTACTTCTCAACTAGGATCAGATTTAACAAATACACCATCTAGTCCAGCAAAAGGTACAAAAGTAGGAATTATAAAAACACCATCTTCTGAAAATTCTGGATCTTTATTAGATAATTTTTCAGCACAAAATAATTAGTAGTGTATAATAAAAATAGGAGGAAAAATGACTGATTTAACACAAGATCAAATTAACTCAATGAAAAAAATTGCTTTAATTATTGATAACGAGGTTGCTGATATTATTTATACAGATGAAAGATTTTCTTCAATTCTTTTAAGTAATCCAATTGGAATTGATATTACAGATAGAATTGTTAATGAAGATATAAGAGTTGGGTATACATACAATCCAACATTAAACAATTTTGTAGAATAATCATGACTGAAAAAAGTAAGTGGAAAATTTGGAAAGAATCTCAGGCTCAAGTAAAACCTTGGGATCTTTTAAATTCTGAAAATCATACAACAAAAGAAATACAAAAAGAAAGATATGATATTTGTTTGTCATGCCCAGAACTTATACAGGCAACAAAAACTTGTAAACTTTGTGGATGCTTTATGAATCAAAAAACAAAGTTAAAAATGGCTGCATGTCCAATTGGAAAATGGCACTCTATTCAAAATTAGTAAAACTAAAATTTTTCCATCCACTCTTTAGTTTTCCAAGTAATACCCTTCCAGGCTGACCAGTCTTTACCACCATCGCTCATATGATAGGCAATTTCTGCATTTCTAACTGGATCAAATAAATCTTCATTAGAGTCAAGATTAAATTTGTCTCTTCTTTGTTCCCCCATTTCTCCAAGCATATTTATTTGAAATAGGCCATAAGAGTTATCACCAGTTTTACGATTTCCATTAAAAGAATTTGGTGTGCCCATTGACTCTTTCATTGCCGTTGCCCAAGCAACCTTAAGAGAGTACCCTTCAAATCCTACCGACTTTAATATTTTAATTAATTCCTCTTTTTCAAGAGGGGTTCCATATTTATATTTTTTATTAGTTTTATTATTCTCCTCCTTAGAAACGGAAAAAACCGCTTTCGCGGTCAGATCTGCGTCATAGACGGAATTATAACTTAAATTATTTTCAGCATTAGCAGCAGAGTTAGCAAAAAATGCTATTGCTGCAACTCCTGAGAGTACGCCAATCATTGCCGATTTATTCATGATCGTTTCCTCCTTAGAAAACAAAACACCATCTTTTAATGGTGTTACTCACCAGTATAGCATAGAATTTTATTTTTTGTCAACTTTTAACGTTTTTACGTTATTGTGTTATAATTCTATTATGGCAAACTATAGAGGTACTGGTCAATCTGTTTATGATATTGGAGATGCCCCACCTTTAGTAAAGTGGACAATTGTAAAAGGCGACACAGTAGCATTTAGGGTCTATGTTACAGACGATGCTAAGAATCCACTAGTTATAGCAGACTGGGATATTTCTGCAGAATTTAGAAGACCAGATACGGCAAATAATTTTGATCAAGACAGTGCTGGCACAGTATTTACTTTAACCCCTGCTCCAGACGGGGATGACGGAGATGGAGAATTTACAGTAAAATTAACATCTAATCAATCAAATCAACTTAGAACTGGAGATGTTTTCGATATTGAACTATCTGATGCAACAAGAGTTTGGACTGTTGCAAGAGGACAACTAGTAGTTCTTGAAGACGTAACTGATTAATGGCATCTGTTTCAATACAAGAAAAAACAAGATTTGATAACTTAAATATTAATATTAAAGATTTTGCAACATCGTCAATTGAAGAAAAGGTTCAAAAAAGGGTAACAATAAATGAACTTTTGCCATTCAGAATAAGAATAACTGATATAGATATTGTTGGCTTTGGCCCAAACAATGTTCCACCAATTCCATTGCAAATAGTCGGTATAAGTAACTACATTTTATAAAATAATTATGTTATAATATTCCCATGTCCAGACTATCACTTTCAACTGTTAAGACCAAGTTTCAAACTGGAGATCGTCCAAGTCAAGCAGATTATGAAGATTTAATTGATTCAACTGCTGCACAGTCAACAGACCTTGGTTCCTATGGTAATAATGAAAATACAATAACTGGTATTGAAAACGCTACAGTAATTGATAGTTTTTCGGCAACAGACTGGAGAATGGTTAAGTACATTATCTCAATTGCTAAAACATCAGCAGGAGATAATAAATACTATGCTACAGAAATGAGCATACTTATTGACGGTACAGATGTTAATGTTAATGAGTATGGAACTATAGACAATGATGGGAATATTGGCACCATTAGCGTCTCTAAAGTAGGAGGGACTGTAAGTATTACAGTAACCCCACAAGTTGGAATAACGCCAGTCACTGTGCGATTTGCTCGCATAGGACTTAAGGCCTAGTCCAAAAAGGAGATAAAAATGGCAACAGTCAACAAAGACTTTAAAATTAAAAACGGTTTAATTGTTGAGGGATCAACTGCAACCGTTAATGGCCACGATGTTCTTACAGAATCAATCGTGGATGCAAAGGGTGATTTACTAGTAGCATCTGCAGCAGACACAGTAGCAGTTCTTGGTGTTGGTTCAGATAATTATGTTCTTACAGCAGACTCAAGTGCAGCAAATGGTCTTGCTTGGAAAGCACCACAAGCAGTTGGAGAATTTGGTGCAAGTGTTACATTTGAAGGTTCAACCGCAAATGCATATGAAACAACCCTTGAGGTAGTTGACCCAACAGCAGATCGCACAATTACATTACCAAACGCAAGCGGTACTGTAACACTTAATGATGCAACACAAACATTAAGCAATAAGACAATTTCTTATACAAATAATACAATTACAGTTCAAGTAGCAAATGTTTCTGATTTGTCAGCATCTGCATCAGAACTTAACACACTTGATGGAATTACTGCTTCAACAGCAGAACTTAACATTCTTGATGGTGTAACTGCTTCAACAGCAGAAATCAACCTTCTTGATGGAGTTACAGCAACAACTGCTGAACTTAATATTCTTGATGGTGTTACAGCAACAGCAGCAGAACTCAACATTCTTGATGGTGCAACACTTACTACAACAGAACTTAACTACGTTGATGGTGTTACTTCAGCAATTCAAAATCAATTGGATGCTAAGGCAACAGCAACTGATTTAAGCAATCACATTTCAAATACATCTACTCATGGAGTTACTGGAGCAATTGTTGGTACAACAGATACACAGACAATTTCTAACAAAACTCTTGGTAGTGATTTAAGTGCTGGTAACTATAAGATTACAAGCCTTGGAACACCAACACAATCAACAGATGCAGCAACAAAAGCATATGTTGATGCTGTTACAGAAGGTCTTCATATCCACGCATCAGCAGTTGCTGCTACAACTGGAAACATCAACATATCTACTGGTCTTGAAGTAGGAGATGTCATTGATGGTGTAACACTTGCTACAGGTGATCGTGTTCTTGTTAAGAATCAGAACACAGCATCTGAAAACGGTATTTATGTTGTTCAAGCAACTGGTGCAGCAGTACGTGCATTAGACTTTGATCAACCAGCCGAAGTAGATGGTGGTGACTTTATCTTCGTAACTGGAGGTACAGTTAACGATAATACAGGATGGGTTCAAACATCAACTGGAGTAGCAACAATTGGAACAGATCCAATTTCCTTTACACAGTTTTCTGGTGCAGGAACATATCTTGCAGGTAACGGTTTAACATTAACTGGTAATACATTTACAATTGATACAACTGTTACAACAGATCTTACAAGTGCTCAAACACTTACCAATAAAACACTTACAAGCCCAGTAATTACTGGAGCAGTGTTTAATGATGGTTCTGTAGTATTTGAAGGTTCAACAGCAAACGCTTTTGAAACTACCCTTCAAGTAACTGATCCAACAGCAGATCGTACCATTACATTTAAAGATGCATCAGGTACAGTAGCATTCACATCTGATATTCCTTCTTCAACAGATGGACTTTCAGAAGGTTCTTCAAACCTATATTTTACAGATGAACGTGCACAGGATGCAGTTGCAGCAGCAATCGCTGCAGGAACTCATTCAAATATAACAATCACGTATGATGATTCTACAAACAAGTTCACGTTTGCAGCAGAAAATGGAGTTGCTGATTCTACTACAGATAATCTTGCAGAAGGATCAACAAATCAATACTTTACAGCAGAAAGAGCACAAGATGCTATAGCAGATGCTATTGCAGCAGGAACTCATTCAAACATCACTATTACATATGATGATAATTTGAACAAGTTTACTTTTGCAGCAGAAAATGGTGTAGCAGATTCTACAACAACTGATTTGGCTGAAGGAACAAATCTATACTTCACAAATCAACGTGCAATCGATGCTCTTGAAGCAGTAGTTCCAGATTTTACTGAAATTGATATTAATTCGGTTGCAACACAAATTGCTTCTGCAACATCAGTTGCTACAGCAAGTACAGTAACTGCGTATCAATTTGCTAAGGCAGACTATCGCTCAGGCAAGTTCTTGGTAAAGGCTGAAACATCTAGCCACACAGAGGTATCAGAAATTCTTGTAACTCTTGATGGCTCTGATAACGTTGCAATTACAGAATATGCAATTGTTGGAACAAACGGCAATTTGGTTGATATAACTGCAGATGTTAGCGGTGCAAATGTAAGAATTCGTGTAACAACAATAAATAACAGCACAGATGTTACTGTTGTTGGAACACTTATTGCATAATAAAATAAATTAAAAAGGGGTACCAATGGCAACAGTAAACAAAGACTTTAAAGTAAAAAATGGTCTGTACGTAACAAACGGCGGAACATTTGGAGGAACTGTTACTGTTGCTGCCCCAACTGAAAACACACATGCAACAACAAAATTATATGTAGATACTCAAACAAACAATATTAGAGTCGCATCAGGTGCAGCATTTCCAGAATCACCATCAAATGGTCAGTTATTTTATTTTACAGAAGATGATCACATATATGTATATTTTAATAGTGCATGGAATTCTTTAGCGTTATTAACTGATACATTAGAACTACAACAACACATTCATGATACTGCAATTGATGGAACTGGTTTAATTGTAAGTACATATAAAGATGCTGGATATTACGATGAAGCAGGAGATACAACAGATGCTGGATTTTATAATACAGCAGCATGGTCAGTAACTTGGGATGGTGGAATATCCATAGATAATTTTAATTAATTATCTGTTATAATATAAAAAGAAAATTTCTGTAGGAGGAAATTCATATGGCAACAAGAATGCAACAGCGCAGAGGTACTGCAACACAATGGACAACAGCAAATCCAATATTGAATGCTGGTGAAATGGGGTGGGAGTCAGATACTAATAAGTTTAAGATTGGTGATGGCACAAACCACTGGGCAGATCTTGATTACTTTATTGATCAATCCTCCACAGTAAACCCTGCATTTGGTTCTAGCATTGTTTTTGAGGGTGCTACAGGAGATGCCTATGAAACCACTCTTACAGTAACAGATCCTACAGCAGACCGCACCATTACTCTTCCAGATTCAACTGGTACAGTTGTTCTTGCAGATGGAAGCGGTAATGTTACAATTTCTGGTAATTTAACGGTTAGCGGTACAACTACAACAGTAAATTCAACAACAGTAAATGTTGTTAATGGATTTGTATTTGAAGGCGCAACTGCAGATGCTTATGAAACAACGCTAAGTGTTACTGAACCAACAGCAGATAGGAATATTAGTCTTCCAGATGCTTCTGGAACTATTGTTTTAGAAGGAATGGCACAAACTTTAAGTAATAAAACAATTACCTCACCAATCATATCTGGACTATATATATCGGATACAAATATAGTTTTTGAAGGAGCAACAAATAATGAATATGAAACAACATTACAAGTAGCAGATGCAACAGCAGACAGAACTCTTACCCTACCAGATTCAACAGGAACTCTTGCAACACAAGACTATGCTTCAAATGCAGCAACTACCGCAGCATCTTCTGCTGCTATATCTGCACAGTCTGCAGCAGAAACAACTGCAGCAAATGCATTGAGCAATCATAATAATGCAACAACAAATGTACATGGAATTACAGATACATCAGTATTAGCAACAACAAACACATCCCAAACTCTTTCAAACAAAACAATTTCTTTAACAAGCAATACAATAACAGGAACAATTGCAGAATTTAATACGGCAGTGTCAAATGCAGACCTTGCTACTATTGCAGGAACAGAAACATTAACAAATAAAACATTAACCTCTCCAACATTAACAACACCATCGCTTGGTGTAGCAACAGCAACATCAATTAATGGAACAACAATTCCTTCATCAAAAACATTAGTAACAACTGATGATTCAGGAACTGTTACATCAACAATGATTGCTAACGGCACAATTGTAAATGCTGACATTAATGCATCTGCAGCAATTGCATTGAGTAAACTTGCTACAGACCCACTTGCTAGAGCAAATCATACTGGTACACAACCAGCAAGCACAATTTCAGATTTTACAGATGTAGTAAAAACTGTTGCATTATCAGATTTGGCTAAACCAACTGGTTCTGTTTCTTTTAATTCAAAAAATATTATAAATCTTGCAGATCCAGTAAATGATCAAGATGCAGCAACAAAAGCATATGTTGATGCTGCTACTGCTGGATTAAATGTTCACGCTTCAGTAAAGGCTGCAACAACTGCAAACATTACTCTTGCAACAGATGTTGAAAATGGAGATACTCTTGATGGAGTAACACTTGCAACAGGAAATAGAATTCTTATTAAGAATCAAACAACTCAATCACAAAATGGTGTTTATACAGTCAACGCAACAGGTGCTCCAACACGTGCAACAGACTATGACTCAACACCAGAAGTAGATGCTGGAGACTTTATCTTCGTTGAAGGCGGTACAGTTAATGGAAAGACTGGTTGGGTTCAAACAAACGTAATTACAACCATTGAAACAGATGCAATAGCATTTACACAATTCTCTGGTAGTGGAACATATTCTGCAGGTACAGGATTAACACTAACTGGAACAACATTTAGTATTAACACTGCAACAACAGTAGATACTTCTACATCACAAACATTAACAAATAAAACAATTAATGGTTCAAATAATACAATTACAAATGTTTCTTTAACATCTGGAGTTACAGGCACATTGCCAGTAGCAAATGGTGGAACTGGAATTACATCTCTTGGTACAGGGGTTGCAACATTCTTAGGCACCCCTTCATCTGCAAATCTAATATCTGCAATAACAGATGAAACAGGAACAGGATCTCTTGTTTTTGCAACATCTCCAACACTAGTAACACCAACATTGGGTGCTGCAACTGCAACAAGCATTACATTTTCAGATGGTACACAATCTAAAGAGGGTGTTCCTTCAAGAACAACAATTTCTCAACAGACTGCATCATACAATCTTTCTACAGGTGGTTTAAGTCTTAGAGATAATTTAATTGAATTAAACTCTGCTTCTGCAATTACACTTACAATTCCAGCAAACTCAACAACTGCATATCCAGTAGGAACATCAATTGATATTCTTCAAACTGGAGCAGGACAAGTAACAGTTGCTGGAGCATCAGGTGTAACAGTAAATGCTACACCAGGATTAAAATTACGAACTCAGTGGTCATCTGCTACGTTATTTAAACGAGCAACAGATACTTGGGTTGTAATGGGTGACTTGTCAGCATAGCATAAGTTTGATATAATAATATAAAAGGAGTAATATGGCTACTAGTAAAAAAAGAGGAATTAAGTCTTCAGCACAAGATAATTTCTTAACACCTAATGCACCAACAATTGGCACTGCAACAAATGTTGGAACTAGTAGGCCATATAATAATGGATCGGCAACTATTACATTTACAGCATCTGGATCTGGATCAGCAGCAACATCATTTACTGCTACCTCTTCTCCAGGTGGATACACTGGAAGTTCTACTACATCTCCAATTACAGT